GACTCTAAGCACTCTAAAATATTTGGTGCTTCATTTTTCACAATCATTGCTAATGTAAGTTTATGCATAGTCATCCTTATGAATTAAAAAATTTACGTAGTGAACCGGTGTTAAATTTAGGAATCAAATCCCAATTATCTTTTTCTGTGTGTTTAATAATTTTAATGCCGTTGATTGGCATACAGTCTTTAAGTTTATCTTTATCAAGTACTTCTAACAATTCCCAATCTTCTAATAGTTTTACAATTGCATTTCGTCTTTGTAAATCTTCAGTTGATACATTAGATGGAAGATCATCTAGTGCAAAAAGTTCTTTGAAGTGGGCAATAATATATACTTCATCTTTATGAATTAAGTGACACGATTGATATAGAACATTCTTTCCTTTTGGAGAAACACCAATTCGAGAAAGAGTTTCACGAACAACCATGAAATCTTCTTCATCAAAAAGATTAATATGAATGCCAATATTTTTAAATGTTTTATCAGATATATCAGACATAACAAATCCTTACTAAATTATCTCACACCACCAGTATCAAGGGCTTTGCGTATTGATTGCAAATCCTCAGTACTCAGTATATTTAGTACTTCCCTAGCCTTGGATTCTGTATAACCATATGCCTGCTTTATAAGAGTTACATTTTCTTCGGTATCTTTACGCAACCAAGGAGAAAACCGCTTCTTTTTACGGACAGCAAGACGATAGAAATCAAATTGACTCTTGTTGTCTAGCCAAGGAGAACAATTCATCTCATTAGCATGAAACAATGTATCTGCAAAATAAGATAAACACCGATTTACTACAAAAGGTGTATATGCCTTGACTGCACCCTCATCTGTATCCAGTAGAGGCTTTTTGTCATGGTTTATACTAGATAGAAAATCTTTTAGTTGCATCAGTTAAACTCACAGTCCATCATAAGTTGAACAATCAATGCCATAGTATTGATTTCTTGGTCTGCTGCAAAGGCAGACTTATATTGGTATTCAGCAATAATCAGAATAGCCTGTGGCACTGAAGGATTCTTAAGCGATGTATATAGTTCAGTATACAAACGCTTATAAAAATCTGACGTATTCAGATCTAGATTCTGTACCACCCACTTACGACATGATACAAAATCCTTGTTCTTCATAAAGCCTAGAAGTTCCTTGTAGGACTCACTACTACCCTGACCAAGAACCCCGATATCAATACTGCCTGCAGATGCATATCTCTGTAGTTCATTGATAATACGGCGAAGATCAGGAAAATGCTTTTTAACAAGATTGACAATTACTGTCTTCTCATATGGAATCTTCTCTTGTGCAAGAATATATTCCACACGCTTCATCATTGCTGATGCAACCGCAGCCTTCTCGGCAGTAGGAACCGTAAAATCGATACCGGTGCAACGAGAGTGCAGAGGTTCTATGATACGATTCTTGTAGTTGCAAGTCATGATGAATCTGCAGTTCTTTGCAAATTCTTCAATGGCTCCACGAAGAGCAGGCTGAATTGATTGTGCATTAGCATAATCAAACTCATCCAAAATTACAACCTTAAGATTTCCACTTAGGGAAACCGTTGAGGCGTAATTACGAATCTTCGTGCGTAGTGTATCAATACCGTTCTCTTCAGAACAGTTAATAATAATACTTTCAGCACCAATATCATTGGCAAGAGCACGGGCTACGGTTGTCTTTCCCGTCCCCGCCTTGCCATAGAGCATCATATTAGGAATTGTACCTTCCTTGATCATACCATTAAAAATAGTGGTAAGATCAATAGGAAGAATACAATCAGATAATGACTTAGGTCGATATTTTTCAACCCAAAGCAAACTATTAATATCAGACACAATTAACCCCGCTTGATAGCGATGTAGTAAGCAAGTTCCAGACTCTTATGAGTAAACTTAGAGATAATAGTATCACTTAATTCCACAGTATACGAACCAGGAATAAACTTAATCTCAGATACATTCAAAGTACCTTCAAAATCTTGACCAGTATAATTTTCATCAAGAACAATCTCAAAACTATTGGTCGTACTTTGACTAGAATCATCAACCATAATGCGGAATGAACCATCTCCACCGCTCATACGAAGATCACTGACTTGAAGAATACTTGCTGCCTTCAAAATTTCATTTAGATCCTTTTCATCAAGATCAAACTTAATGGTAGTCTTTGGCATCTTCAATTCTCTAGTAGGAACCGTCAGGAGGCTCGGTTCTGAGTAATAGTATGTAACACTCGATCTACCGTTAGAAACGACTACATGGGTATCGTGGAACTCTAAATCAGGGTTTGAGAACATACTTACAACACCCAAAAACTTATTCAAATCCCAAATAGGAACTTCAACATCAAAGTCCTCAAAAATTGTAGCCTCAACGTAAATATTCTTACCAGGAGAAATGGTCTTTAAGACATTTCCTGGTGAAATAAGAATATTTGAATTGATTGCCGCAAAATTCTTGAGAATGTTATAGGTATCTCTTGAGAAACGCATTTTTGTCACAGTTGTCATATAAATCTTTCTAAAAATTACTCACGGTCTTTACGATAAACGCTATCGTTAAGTTGCTGCTTCTGTTCGTGGCGGTCTCCACGTTTACTTCTCTTCTGTTGCTTCTTACCCAAACCGGATGGCTTATTCTTGCCTCGGTTACTAAACTTCTGAAAACTTTCCTCGTTCATAGCCCTAGTATATCTCCTGTATTGAAATAGTCAAACCGAAATCCATTGAGATCCATTAGAATCTTTGTACCAAATATACATTATGCCCAAATCATTAATCCACAATTGATTTTCTACGGGATTGATTGGTGCATTTGTTCCTCTAAAAGGCTCTGTAAGACCACTATTAATCCAACTGGATTTTTCTTGTTGTGGGCTTTTTTGTGTAGTGCGTTTACACGCATACATTCTACCTTGGTCAACTACAACATCTCCCTTTTTATAAGTTTGGGGAGTACCATTTGAATTTTTGAATTGAAATTGACCTCGAAACATTTTAAATATTTAGATATTTGTCTTTATCTTTGAAAAGTTGTTCTTCTTTTCAAACTGCATGCTTTGATCAAATTTATCTACTAATTGATCTGCCTTATGACTAATGATATAGATAGAACATTTGTTGGTCATCTTATTCAAAATTTTCATAAAGGCTTCCGTACCAGCAGCATCTAGAGATGAATCAAGAATCTCATCAAAGATCAATAGATTACAGTTAAGGCTATTCTTCATTCGTGCAACTTCACGCCAAGTCAATAGAATTGCCAAGTCGATGCGTTGTTTTTCTCCCTCAGAGAAAGAGGAATATGAGAATGCATCTCGATATCGTGATTTAATTGTTTCCTTGAACTCTTCGTCGATGGTGAAGTCAACATAGAGGTTAAGTTTTCCGAGGAACTTGTTAACTAGTCCATTGATGATTGGAACATAATGTGCAATAATCCGGCTTTTAAGACCGCCATCTTTGAGTATATCATAGACAATATCATGGTGTATTTGTTTTGTAATCAATGCGTCCAATTGACTAGTAGCATTTTGCTTCTCTAGTTCTGCATCTTTGATTTTTTGTAATAATGTATTTTCATTTTCATTCACCAACTTCTTATTCTTTTCTTTTTTCATAAAACTAAGAGAAGATTGATTGCTGATAATCTGATATGAGATATCGTTATTGTCTGACTGATATTTTTGTTTGAGTGTCTTCAAGTCTTCTACTTCAGTTTGAAGTTCTAAAAGTTCTACATTCTTCTTTGTAGCAATGGCAATTGCCTTACGGCAATCTTCTAACTTAGATTCTTTATCTTGAATATGCTTTTCTTTTTGAAACTTGGGTAGGTTCTGACCACAGCATTTACATAAGGCATTTTCTTTAAGAGATACAATCTCTTCAACCAAAGTTGTTTCTAATACCTCTGCCTTGGTTAACATAGCAGGAACATCTTTTAGAGCACTTAGGCTTGTCATCTTCTTGGTAAGTTTAGCAGATACTTCTTTCAGATTCTTTTCATGCTTTGCCTGAAGTAAATTGTCATTTGCAATCTTAGTTGTATAATCATGAATAGATGCTTCAATAGACTTGATCTCTTCTACTGCAGTAGTTTGTATTGTTTCTAATACTTCTTTTTGAGACTTGATCTTTTCATGTACAATCTTTAACATGCTTTCTTGTTCACCAAGAGACAGTTTTAATCCTGAT